CTGGCCCTGTCCAGACTGAAAGGGGAAGAAAAAGAGCGTGCCCGGCTGGGGTATGCGGCGGATGACCTTGGTTTTGTGGGGGATTCGTATCAGGAGGCGAGACAGCGTTATATCAGTAATGCTCTGGAAGCCTGGCGTAATAACGAGGCGAACAAACCTAAATCCCGGGGTGGAAAATCAGAGACGGAAAAAGCGGAAGACAGTTTTTCCCGGCTACTGAAGCAGCAGAAAGAGCAACTGGCACTGGCGGGTCAGAATACAGAGCTGGCGAAGCTGAAGTACCAGACTGCGCAGGGCGAACTGAAAACCCTGACGGAGATGCAGAAGCAGGAACTGCTGCGTAACGCGGCCCTGATTGACCAGCAAAAAATCCGGGAACAGTTGCGATCCCGGGAAGAGACCCTGAAGAATGATAATGTGGCTGCGCGTGCATCAAATGAAGCCGAACTGCTGGGGTACGGGCAGGGAGAACGAGCCAGGGAACGCATGCGGGAGTTGCAGCAGATCCGCGACAGCTTCCGCCAGAAGGATGCGGACCTTCAGTCTCAGTATCAGACCGGGGATATCAGTGAGGATTTTTACAGACAGGCACGGGCACAGAACGCGCAGTATCTGAGCGAACGCCTTAAGGACCAGGCAGCCTTTTATGCCGAATCGGATGCGCAGCGTGCGGACTGGCAGAAAGGCTTGCAGGAGGGGCTCAGTAACTGGTTGGATAATGCGTCCGATTACGCCTCACAGGCAGCACAGCTTGCGACGGAGGGTATCTCAGGGATGGTGAATAACATCACGGAGATGCTGAACGGAAATAAAGTGGAATGGCGCAGCTGGGCCTCATCAGTGCTGCAGGAAATATCAAAAGTTCTTATGAATGCCGCGATTGTCAACGGAATTAAGACGGCGGCAAACGGTATGTCCGGTGCGGGAGGATTTCTCGGCAGCATTGGTGACTGGCTGGGCGGGGCGGTGGCCAATGCAAAAGGCGGCGTGTATACCTCGGCAAACCTGAGTGCGTACAGCAACAGTATTGTGGATACGCCCACGTACTTTGCCTTTGCAAAAGGGGCCGGGCTGATGGGGGAGGCCGGACCTGAAGCCATTATGCCCCTGACGCGGGCGGCGGATGGCTCGCTGGGTGTGCGCGCGGTGGGTAGTATGTACGGCAGTGCGGGCCTGGTGTATTCCCCGGTCTACCATATCGCCATTCAGAATGACGGGACTAATGGCCAGATAGGGCCGGAGGCGGCAGGCAGTCTTGTGCAGCTGATTGACCAGCGGGTGCAGGCGGTGATGCTGTCCATGCGACGTGACGGAGGAATGCTGAGTGGCTGAGATAAAAACGCTGCATCTGGTCCCGCGTGAAGGGATGCAGGTGAGTGAGAAGCCGTCGGTGGTGAGGGTGCGGTTTGGTGACGGTTATGAACAGCGCCGCCCCACAGGGCTGAATCCTCAACTGAAGACGTTTCAGGCGGTGTTCCGGGTGACGGATGAGTCAACCCGGCGCTGGCTGGAAGAGTTTTTATCGTGGCATGGTGGTTACCGTGCCTTTTTGTGGCGACCGCCGAAACATAACCGGACGGTGAGGGTTGTGTGCCGTGAGTGGAGTGTCACGGATAATGCCCGGTACAGTGATTTCAGTTGCACGATAGAGCAGGTGGTGAACTGATGCAGGATATTCACGAAGAAAGTCTGAACGAGTCGGTTAAATCAGAGCAGTCACCGCGGGTGGTGCTCTGGGAAATTGACCTGACGGTGCAGGGCGGTGAGCGGTATTTTTTCTGTAATGAGCTGAATGAAAAAGGGGAGCCGGTCACCTGGCAGGGGCGGCAATATCAGGCATACCCGATTGACGGCAGCGGTTTTGAGATGAACGGGAAGGGCAGCAGTGCCAGACCGTCGCTGACGGTGTCCAATCTGTTTGGTCTGGTCACCGGGATGGCGGAGGACCTGCAGAGCCTGGTGGGGGCCACGGTGGTCCGCCGCCGGGTGTATGCCCGTTTTCTGGATGCGGTGAATTTTGTGGCGGGCAATCCGGAAGCGGACCCGGAGCAGGAGCTGAGCGACCGCTGGGTGGTGGAGCAGATGTCAGAGCTGACGGCCATGACAGCCTCGTTTGTGCTGGCAACACCGACGGAGACGGACGGAGCGCTGTTTCCCGGTCGTATCATGCTGGCGAACACCTGTATGTGGACCTACCGCTCTGATGAGTGTGGTTACACGGGCGGGGCTGTGGCGGATGAGTTCGATAAACCCACCACGGATATCCGTAAGGACAGATGCAGCAAGTGCATGCGCGGGTGTGAGATGCGCGGCATGGTGGCTAATTTTGGCGGTTTCCTTTCCATCAATAAACTTTCGCAGTAAATCCTGTTTTATGACACAGACTGAATCAGCGATTCTGGCGCATGCCCGGCGGTGTGCGCCTGCGGAGTCGTGCGGCTTCGTGGTGAGAACGCCGGAGGGGGAGCGGTATATCCCTTGTGTGAATATCTCTGCAGAGCCGGAGGCGTATTTTCGTATTGCACCGGAAGACTGGCTGCGGGCAGAGATGCAGGGGGAGATTGTGGCACTGGTCCACAGTCATCCCGGTGGTCTGCCCTGGCTGAGCGAGGCCGACCGGCGGCTGCAGATAAAAAGTGCACTGTCCTGGTGGCTGGTCTGCCGGGGGGACATTCATAAATTCCGCTGTGTGCCGCACCTGACGGGACGGCGCTTTGCGCACGGGGTGACGGACTGTTACACGCTGTTCCGGGATGCCTACCATCTGGCGGGAATTGATATGCCGGATTTTGAGCGTGAGGATGACTGGTGGCGCAACGGCCAGAACCTGTACCTGGACAATATGGCGGTCACCGGCTTTTACCGGGTGCCCCTGTCCTCTGCACAGGCGGGCGATATTCTGCTGTGCTGCTTTGGCGCATCGGTGGCCAATCATGCCGCCATATACTGCGGCAACGGTGAACTGCTTCACCATCTGCCTGAACAACTGAGTAAACGGGAGAGGTATTCCGAAAAATGGCAACGACGAACGCATTCAGCCTGGCGTCACCGCCACTGGCACGCATCTGCCTTCACGGGGATTTGCAACGATTTGGCCGCCGCCTCAGCCTGTACGTGAACACGGCAGCGGAAGCCATCCGTGCCCTGTCGATGCAGATGCCGGGCTTTCGCCGTCAGATGAACGAAGGCTGGTACCAGATACGTATTCGCGGTGAGGACACGGCACCGGAGGCGGTGTACGCCCGTCTTCACGAACCTCTGGGTGAGGGGGCGGTCATCCATATTGTGCCGCGACTGGTCGGAGCCGGAAAGGGCGGACTGCAGATTGTGCTGGGGGCGGCGGCCATCGTGGGGTCGTTCTTCACGGCCGGGGCATCAATGGCGTTATGGGGTTCAGCCCTGGCAGCCGGTGGTTTTTCTGCCACCACGATGCTGTTTTCACTGGGGGCTAGCATGATACTGGGCGGTGTGGCCCAGATGCTGGCACCGAAGGCAAAAACACCGGATTACCGCGCAACGGATAACGGTAAACAGAACACGTATTTTTCCTCACTGGACAATATGATTGCCCAGGGTAACCCGATGCCGGTGCCTTATGGTGAAATGCTGGTTGGTTCACGACGGATATCCCAGGACATCAGTACCCGTGATGAAGGCGGTGGCGGAAAGGTTGTGGTTATCGGGCGGCAGGGGTAAAAAGAATAAAACAATCCCGCAGAGTTGCGGGGACAGACAAAGATTAACGTTAAGGAGTTATTTTTGTTTCTGGTGCTCGGGCAAAAAAACATTAACGCAGAGAAATTATTAGCACCACAGTCAGTTTGTGAAAATGTGAAGATATTCAGAAGTTTTATTCCGTCATGATGCAGGCATCCTCCGGGATGCCTGTTGTTTTTGTGCGTAACAGTTATCACAGTAAAGGGTGAGACAATGGGCAAAGGTGGCGGCAAGGCGCACACACCGCGCGAGGCGAAGGACAATCTCAAATCCACGCAGATGATGAGTGTGATTGATGCGATTGGTGAGGGACCGATAGAAGGCCCGGTGAAGGGGCTGCAGAGTATCCTGGTGAACAAAACCCCGCTGACGGACACGGACGGCAATCCTGTGATACACGGTGTGACCGCGGTCTGGCGCGCCGGGGAGCAGGAGCAGACACCACCGGAAGGCTTTGAGTCCTCCGGAGCTGAAACCGGACTGGGCGTGGAAGTGACGAAGGCAAAGCCGGTAACGCGCACCATTACGTCCGCGAACATTGACCGCCTGCGGGTTACCTTCGGGGTGCAGTCACTGGTGGAGACCACCTCAAAGGGTGACCGTAACCCGACGTCTGTCCGCCTGCTGATTCAGCTTGAGCGTGGTGGTAAATGGATGACGGAAAAGGATGTCACCATTAACGGCAAGACCACCTCACAGTACCTGGCGTCGGTGATTCTGGATAATCTGCCTCCCCGTCCTTTTAACATCCGGATGGTCCGGGAGACAGCGGACAGCACCACGGACCAGTTGCAGAATAAGACGCTCTGGTCGTCATACACCGAAATCATCGATGTGAAACAGTGCTACCCGAACACGGCGATTGTGGGGCTGCAGGTGGATGCGGAGCAGTTTGGCGGTCAGCAGATGACGGTGAACTACCATATCCGCGGTCGCATCATCCAGGTACCGTCAAACTATGACCCGGAAAAACGCACTTACAGCGGCATCTGGGACGGCAGCCTGAAACCGGCATACAGCAACAACCCTGCCTGGTGCCTGTGGGACATGCTGACTCACCCGCGCTACGGCATGGGAAAACGTCTGGGGGCGGCGGATGTGGACAAGTGGGCGCTGTATGCCATCGGGCAGTACTGCGACCAGATGGTGCCGGATGGCTTCGGGGGCACCGAGCCGCGGATGACCTTCAATGCGTACCTGGCACAACAGCGTAAGGCGTGGGATGTTCTCAGTGATTTCTGCTCGGCGATGCGCTGTATGCCGGTATGGAACGGTCAGACGCTGACGTTCGTTCAGGACCGCCCGTCGGATGTGGTGTGGCCGTACACCAACAGCGATGTGGTGGTGGATGATAACGGCGTGGGGTTTCGCTACAGCTTCAGCGCCCTGAAGGACCG